TCCAAGACCCTCTCATAGCCAACCCTACCGGCCCCACCGGCGAAGGCCGTCCTTGGGCTTCCCTGTGGTTCCTAGGGCCTGTTCCCTCTGACTGCCTACGCGTCCGTCTTTACGTGAGGGGGAGAGAGCTAGATCGATCCTTCGATCCTCCCCCCAATCACCGGCATCCTCTTCGGCCAGCCTCATGATCCACTCTTCGGCCCGCACCTCCTCCATAAGGTCGTGCATCTCGTCAGGGTCAACAGCTGCCCCCGCCGCCAGCACTTCAACCGCCATCGCCAAGGCGTCCAGCCGGTCGTCATGGTCTAGTGCCCCCCGGTCTAAGGTCAGGTGAGACATCTGGTAAATCAGGGAGTACGTCGAGGAAGCTCTAGGAGCCTCAAGGACGGCAGCGTCCGCCCGCAGGCAGTCGCTATCCACCACCAGCCTGTGAGCTGCTAGGACCGGCTCCAGCGCCCGGGAAATGCGTATCTCCTTCTGGCCTGATGACGGCTTCAAGTCCACCACCGAGGTCCCCAATCCTTCCCGGTTCCGACCTCGCCTAGTACGATCCCACGCACGAGCCACGGCGGGGCGAACCAAGCTCGCAAACGTACCGCCACCGAAGTTCGGCTCGACGTAAAGCTCCTGAACCTCGAACCGCACGCAGAGGGCCGCAATGGCGTCTAGCGTCTCATTGGAGAAGCCATCCGTCCATCCTTCCACCCACAGGAGGAACATGCGCCCATGAAGCTCCGCGACGATCGCAATGGCTGTCTCATCAGCCCCCCTACCGGACGGGTCCAAGGTGGCGATAATGCGGGAGTATGAGGTGTAACGTTCCCCCACCATGATCGGCTTGTAGAGCCTGTCCGCCGCAGTGAGGCCAAGCACGGGTAGGTCTTTAATCTCCCCCGAAGGGTCCGCGCCCCACGTCAGGACTTCAGGACCCCTCTGTGTGTCGAGCGACATGACTGACAAGTTCTTGATCTTTAAGGGGAACTTGTTAGCGTCACTCAGGGTTGTGTTAAGCATGAACTGCAACTGGAACGTGGAAGCTCCGATGGACTGTTCACGCAACAGAAGGTCTTCCTTGGTGAAGCGTTCGGGCTCTACCGGCTCCCCTGCAAGTCCCTTCGCCATCATGGAGCGGACGTAAGGTGCAAGCCTCGCCCCGTAAAAAACGGCCTGCTTCAGGTCCGGGACTCTCGCCGGGTAAACCCTGATACGATACCCCTTAGAAGGCAAGCCGTTGTAAATGCTGTAGAAAGATTGAGGAGTTCCGAGGTAGACCACCGATCCACCGGGGAGGATGATGTTGTCAAACTCCTTAATGTTCTCCAAGAGCTTTTCGCGCTGCGTGGGAGTGGCAGAGTTCTTCGGGACCTCCACGTCATCCGCGATGATCATGTGGGCACGCGAGCCCGTAATCTGGCCCGTGATGCCGTAGGACGTCACCGAGGAGTCCTTAGCGTTAGTCGCTGGACCGACATCGAAGCGTGTGGAAGACTGCCTTTGGTTCTTGTCCGGGCGGAGGAACGCTAAGACTTCCATGGAATTGATCAACTGAAGGCAGAACGTGGTGAAGTCGGTCGCCTTCTGTTCCGATGCGGAGACGACAAGGATTTTCCACTGCGGATCGTTAGCCAGGCACCAGACAGTCAGAGAGACGGATAGATAGGATTTCCCCATGCCTCGGAAGGCTTGCAGCATGTCGCGGGAGATACCTGTGGGCGTCCCTGTGACACAATCCTGAAGGTACTTTGAAACATCGTACTGGAGCTTTGTAGGCTCCCCATAACCAAGATGCTGCCAGACGAGGAAGAGGAACTTGCGGAAGTCCCTCTGCCACGGTTCCGCATCCCTACGGATGTTCAGCAATCAACAATCCAAGATGATGCGCGCCGCCATCGTGGCAACCTGCACAGCTTCCATACGGATGTCATTCAATGTAACGCCTTTATGGGGCTCTTCTTCGTATTGAAGGACCGCTTGGTTCAACTCCCCCACTTCCTCGGTAAGTGCAGCAAGGCACCGATAAGGCTCGCGAGGGGCAGGGAACTTAGACCGCGCGCGCTTCAATTCCGCCCGGACCTCCCTTATAAAATCGTCAAGATGCTTCTCGTCTTCCATGATATCAGTCAATCGTCAAACTCCGGTAAATCCATGGGCTTAGGCTTCTCCCCGCGTAGCTCGTCCAGCGCAAGGCACATGCCGTTGTCTTTGAGAAGCTTCGCGATAGCCTGCCGGGTTGGGGCATCGAGGAAGCTCTTATTATCTTTGGCCGCTTTGAGAATAGCCAAGGTGTCTTCGAATAGACCGGCCTGAATTTCCTTCAGGAGGTCATACAGGTTAAGGTCAACCGGGTTTGGGTCGTTCTTCGTTGTCATCGTGCGAATAGCTTCCCGACTGCGTCCTTCCAAGCACCCACAGCGCCTAGCATAACCGCTGCCTTGATCAACCAGTTACCGAAGAGTGCAGCGGACGCACTAGCCCCGCGAAGCTGTTGCCGGTTGTCTTCCAGTTCCTTCATGCGTTTATCCAGACCGCGCACAGCATCACGTGCCTCGCCTATGTCTTCACGAAGGGCATCAAGTTTCGCTTCAAGCCTTGCCGAAGCGCCATAGAGTTCGAGGAAGAACGGAGGGACTAAATCCCCCCGTCTTGTTTCAGTGTCGGTGCTCATTTAAGCCCGGTAAGGATGCCCGCAGGGAACACGGACTGAGGCCACTGGATGGCATATAGTTGGTCGCGGGTGGTAATCTCCCCGGAAGCAATCTTGGCCGCTGTTACACGCTCCAGAGTCCGGCAACCTTGCACGTAGTTCAGAACGATCATCCCGCATCCAATGGACTGAAGCGCGTTGATATCGTGAAAGCCATCAGGAAGCTTCCATGAGAACTCCAGCGCCGCGACAGTCGCTTGGATAGTCGGAATGAGGGTCGCGAAGTTGATCGCAGGGGCAAGCGGGTTGAACAGTCCCGGCAACTTAGCAAGCACGCTGAAGAGAATGATTACCGCAACGCCCATATATGTCTTCTGACTTTCCCGATCGGTCGGGATCACGAAGCCGTCGATCGTTACCCCGGCAATCTCGTGGGTGTAGCGGATATCTGCGAGACTGGAGAGGAGGAGCGCCTTGGACGGCTGAAAAGTGCTCTGTTCGAGAACGACCAAGGTTTGCGGATCAATCCGCGCCCCGACCGGAATGTCCTTGTCGGTCGCCTCGACTGCCTTGCCTTCAGGCGGATTAGCTTCGAGCGGGTTGAACAGGGAGGGCGGAAGGTCTCCCCGCGATGTTACGATATGCGTTGATACGTCATAGATGATATATTTCAATATCTTACCTCTTGAAGCGGATGATTGCTAGATGCGCCTCCGGGTCCCCGGAACCGCCGTTGTTTCCAATGTTCGTGCGGAAGGTGTAGTTACCGGTCGTCGGCACTGAGAAGTGATGGGCCACCGAACCTGTGAAGCCGTTGCTCGGCTCTTTGGACCCGGAGTTCATCAAGCCCGTCGGATAGCCTACATCAGACCAGTCAATGAGGAGGTTCACCCAATTGGTGCCATTCTGGACGATGTAGCGGAACGCGCCGTAGGAAATGAGAACAAGGCGATCCCCGGCTGTCAGGCCGAGCGTCATTGAGACGTCCGAAGAACTGGCAACCTGATGGAAGTATTCGGAGATTGCGTTACCGGCCAGACCGTTGGTGGTCACAGTGCCGTTCACCATCAAGTTGCCATTAATGGTCACATTGGACCAGAACTCCATATTGTAGGAGACTGTCCCATCGTTGCGGAGAACGCCGCCAAACGAGAACCCGCCTGTTTGGCCGTTAATGGAGCCGGTAACGCCGAACTTAACGGACAGGCCGTTGATACTGTTACTGTGCTGTGTGAGGAGCGCGGAGTTCCCGTTCAGCGTCGTCTGCATCGTGGTTTGCGTTGACGCTAGGGCGTTGTCAGCACTTGCGCGGGTTTGCTGCTCTGTGCTAATCGCCGCAAGGGCCGTGTCAATACGAGCATCGGCAGTCTTAACCCATCCGGTTTCCCCACCCTGCCACGTGTACGGCGAATTGCTATCGGCGCTGTTGAACCAGATAAGTGGGGAGCGTGAGTTATGGAATGGGAGCGGTTGTGTTAGATCGTCCGCAGGATCACGAAGGCATAACATGGGTTCGAGGACCATCGCCCATCCGGGAGCATCCGCAACGTCACCAGTGGCTTGGAAATCACAGTAACATTGCATCCCGTAAGCACCGTAAGGCACCGGGCACTGTATCCATGACCGTTGATAATAGGAAGAAGGCGCCGCGCCTCCACCGGGAGGGCTATACGTCTGTTGCTGCGTAAACTGTACTCCGGGGCCGCTGTTATGAACCCCTGACGGAAGGGTGCCACCCGTAGTGGACGAATAGTCCGCCATGATGTTACCTGATGAGTCGAAGAAGTATATATGAGCGGACATGACGCATTTGCGTCCGCCCCACGCAAGCGCCGCCGAAAACTCCATAATCTTCGAAGCATATACCACGGACTGGTCAAGTATCTTCTGTGACCAGAAGCGGATGATGTTACCTACAGGCCAATTGGTCGTGTTACCGATGCCACCACCGTAGCTTGCGCACATTGCTATTTTGTTTACAGGAACCCAAGTCCACCCATCACCGGCCATCCACACCGACGAGTTCCCTAGATTGTTCGCATAGCCCCACGGATTTGTCGTATATTGCGCCATTGTGAAGCCGTTGTCAGGGCTACCATCCGCCCGGCCACCAGACCACAGAAGCATGTTATCGCCATTCTTAAACATCCCCCGCATTTCCGGCTTATTAGGTCCAATGAAGGTCTGCGCCGGGTTACCTGCGTTACGGATGTAAACTGACAGGGCGTTACTAATCTGACTTGTGGCCGACGAGTTAGCATCGGCAATGGCGTTCTGTAGGTTTGTTATCTGTGAGTTTGTCGTCGTGAACTTGCCATCAGCATCAGCTTTATTTGTGTCTACTTTTGCTTCAAGAGTAAGCCGCGCGTTTGCCTCGGCTGTATCGCCGCTTTGGCGTGCTGACGCTTCATTCGTGATGGCGGACATTAAAGTAGCGCCGCTTGTTCCATCATTGATTGCAACGAGGCTGTTCACGATGGACGACAGGGAGCTATATTGATCGGATAGCGTCGTATAGTTATTTGATATTGTTGCGGTATTACCGGCAACATTTGTTTGCAGCGTAGTGATATCGGACGCTTGGGCACTAAGCTGCGTTGTTGTCGTCTGTTGAAGGCTTGTCAATGAGGCCGTATTATCATCGACTTTAGATTGAAGCTGTGTTAGTTGCGTTGCCTGTGCGGAACTGGTTGTCGTATAAGCGGACTGTAACTGAAGGAACGACGCGTAGTTATTATTCACCGTAGCGGACATTGTAGTGATCTGCATAGCTAATGCGGTATCGCCGTCAATTCGCGCTTGTGTTTCGGTGCTGACGATGGCGGATAGCGCCCCGGAGACCGCCGAAAGGTTATCCCCGGACAGTGCGTCCGTAATCATCGTTTGGGCGTTGTCGTCAGACTCTTGGGCGAGGTAGAGGAGTTGCAATACCTCGGTGTTCAGGTCCGTGCCACGCAACTGCGCGGGGGATGCCTGAAAGACGACGATCGGGCTATCCTTAGGTGTCTTACGCTTAATCGTGTAAGGCGTCCCTGCGGGGTAGAGCGTCCTTAGACTTACCTGTGTTGACGCAACCCAATCGAAGAGGAATGTTTCGGCGCTGCCGATGTAGACGTGTACGTGATCACGCGAGAGGAACGGGAACGTGATGGATAGTGTTTGTGTCTGCCCATCAAGCGTCCCCGAAGTCATGGAAGAAGCGATTGCGGTCCTCGACTCTGATAAATCTTGGTCATCTGGTTAAGGTGGTTTTGCTGAACAGCGTCCGAGAACTCCGGATGTTCTGCTTTGGTCTTTTGCCACATGAACTCCCGCGCCCGGTCTAGAATGCCCTTCACAACATTCGCCTTAGTACCCTTGGCGCTTTCGTTGCCATCAGGAAGTGCCGCGTATTCAGAGGAGCGGAACAGTTCTGTTAGAGTATCGCGTAGGCCGGAATCCTTGATGTTGTCCATGTAATGTTCATACATATTCGAACCATCAGCGGTCTTCATTTCCTGAAGCGGGTAGGAGACCCCGCCGATATTCTTCGTGGGAGTCTGCGCGCCAATGGCTGACTTCGTTGCGATGCTCAGTCGCTGTAATTCCTGATCCACAATGGAGGTCTTGTCGGGGATCACGAAGGGGTTTGGAGACTTGGTTATCGGCTCTCCAAGTGCGTTACGCTTTGCCGGAAGGGTGTCAGACAGGCCGGGGATGCCACGCTTAACTGCATCCAGCCACCCTTTTGTTTCCCGCACTATAGGGTCCCCGAACGCATCATTCGCAGACCTGATAGCGGCGGAGAACGGAACCAAACCAGCGACCCGTTGCCCAACCCATTGGGTTGCCTGCGAGGTAGGCTCGCCGTCCGCCCCCATGCTCTTCCCGAGGGCATCAAGCGTCTGTTGAATGCCTTGCAGATATGACCTGCTGGAAATCAAGTGGGCAGTCGCGAAGGCCACTCCACCGATGGTCTGCATGATGCTGTTTGATGTATTGTCCGGGTGGAATGTCTTGTCGTCATTAATCAAGCCATGCGTCATAATGTCGTGAACATCCGCCGCAATGGCGATGACCCCACCGAATGGGTCTAGGTTTCCGAGAGGGACCCACTTGTCACCAATCTTCGCGGAATAGGGCTGCCACCCGTTCGCCTGCCACTGTTCACGCATCTTCGGACTTAGAGGCCCACCGCCTGTAAGAAGTCCGTTGTAAGCCGCCACACTGGCCGCAGTGAGGACCGAAGTTCCTACCAGCATCCGCCCCATAGCTAGGTCGCGCTGTATCCCTCCTGCGGCGAACTCTGCCCGCCATCTCCCAGACAATGCAGCAAACGGTGTGTTCTCGAAGCTGTACCGCAGGATGTTCGTCGGGGTCTTCGTGAACGGTACGATGGATTTCACGAGGAGGCCCCCGCCGCCTTGAGACCCTTTATTGATCCACATCGCCATACGGTCCGCCGCGTAGGCTTTATTCAGGGTGTCTTGGAACGTCTGCTTGTGCGCAATGAAGGATGCTTCGTCGTCAAGGATATGCCCGTTCGCGTCGAAACCCTTGGCGATGGCGTCGTTCACGAAGTCACTTAGGGCTTGGCCTTTAAGTCCCTGTGCGGCTCCATCAGCCATGGCCTTTGTCTTGATCCATGACCGTGCAAGGACATTCTTGAAGAACACGTCCGCGAGGCCAAGGGACTGGGAAGGCATCCTGATGATATTCCCGGTTTGGTCTGCGATGTTTCCGAGAACACTTCCTTCGCGCAACCCAAAGGCGTCCGCAGAGATAGCCCGGATAAAGTCGCCATCTCGACCAGCCGCCCCGGACGCTAGGACATCAAGACCACCACGGGACGCGGCATCGATAGTCGCACGGGCAGAGTCCAAGACGACACTCGGCATATACAGGCCCACGTTAAGACCTTCTTTCGCGGACTGTAGGTCGCCCCGCGCCAGACCACCAACCGCCATTTGGAGAGGTGTTGCGAAGGCTGTTGCTGCGTTGCCAATAGTATTCCGCGCTTGGGTCCACACGCCCGACAAAATGCCATTGATGTAGACTTCACTTAATGCGTCCGCTGTTTTCGCCAAGACAGACTTCCCGGCAGTCGCAATAGCCCGCCTTGCGCCTGTAGGCCCCGCCGCATTTAGGGAGTCCATCCATTCATCTAGGGAGGCATTCTCAAGCTTGAATGCTGGGTCAATCCTCTGCGCCCCCTCCTGTAACTGCCGCAGTGTCCGTCCAGCCTCGCTCTTCGCCATCGTGAAGTAATTCGTGGCGGTCTTCGATACGGCGATGGCCTTCGCGAATGCCCGGTCGAACTCCTCCTGCGAAGC